AACGGTAAAGTCGTTCCGGTCAAAGATGACCTTCTAAGTGCAATGCGCTACGCTGCCCTTTCTGTAGAGCGGTTTGGAGAGCGTGGTAAAAACAAAACAGTCTACCGCAAGTACAACTTTGACTCTGAAATTAAATACAACTCACCGGGAATTGTGTAATGCCAGTTAGAAAGGTCAAAGGTGGGTATCGTTGGGGAAGTAAAGGCAAGGTCTACAAAACTCGCGCAGCGGCAGAGCGTCAAGCTAAAGCAGCGTATGCCAGCGGATATGGTAAAGAACGCAAAGGCAAAGGGAAGGCGTAAACATGGCAAAGCAAGGTCTCTACGCGAACATCAACAAACGCAAGCGCAAAGGTATTTCCCGGAGCAAGAAAAATAGCACGATCTCTCCTAAAGCCTACGATAATATGAAAAAAGGCTTTCCCAAAAAGAAAACGAAGAAGTCCTAAGCATGGCGACTTACCTAGACGATAATGAGATTATTGCCCTCGTTGACACAGAGATCAACGGTAGCTCTACCTATTATGACTCTGAGATTAGTTCTCAGCGTGAAAAATCCATGGAGTACTTCTATGGTGAACCGTTTGGCAACGAAGAGGACGGACGTTCTCAGGTAGTTGTCACCGATGTCCAAGATACGATTATGTGGATGATGCCGTCCCTGATGCGTATCTTTACAGCCGGTGAAAACGTAGTAGAGTTTGTCCCTGAAAGTCCCGACGACGTTGCGGTGGCTGAACAGGCTACCAACTATGTAAACCATGTGTTCTACAAGCAGAACGACGGTTTCATGGTGCTGTATAATATGTTCCTAGACGCGCTGATGCAGAAAGTTGGCATCGTTAAGCACTACTGGGAAGAGATTGAAGACACCACCACCGAAGAATACGAGAACCTGACCCAAACTGAGTATCAGTCTCTGTTGAACGACGACGAGCTAGAGCTTCAGGAACACACAGAAACAATCGTAGAACGCACTGCAATTGACCCCATGACCGGGCAACCGGTGATTGTCGAAGACGTTTTCCACGACGCTGTCTTTACGCGAACAGTCTTTAACGGCAAAGTAACAATTGAAAACGTGCCGCCTGAAGAGTTCCTGATTAACGCAGGTGCCAAGTCTATCAAAGACGCGCGGTTTATCTGTCACCGCTCTCACAAGACCCGTAACGATCTTATCCGCATGGGTTACGACGAAGAGATGGTGTACGATCTCCCAGCTTATTCAGCCGGAGCAGACGACATCACCACGAGCCAAGAGTACATGGCGCGTCACTCGTATGACTCCACCAACACCTACCCCAACCAAGCTGCAGAAGACTCGGAAGTTAAGGTTCAAGTTTTTGAATCTTACACACGCTTGGACATGGAAGAAGATGGAACCAGTGTCCTTCACAAGATTACACACTCGGGAAACATTATCCTAGACTGTGAGCCTATCGATTATATCCCCTTTAGCTCTGTCTGCCCAATCCCGATTCCTCACAAGTTCGAAGGTCTTTCGGTGGCAGAGACTGTAGAGGATATTCAGCTTATTCGTTCGACCCTGACCCGTAACCTGCTGGACAATATGTATCTGGCAAACAACGGTCGGTTCCAGGTTGTCGAAGGACAGGTCAACATTGATGACCTATTGACCAACCGTCCGGGCGGTATTGTCCGTACTCGCGGTCCAAACGCGCTGCAGCCGATCACTACACCGGCCCTACAGCCAGCGGCTTTCCAGATGCTGGAGTATTGGGAAGGTATCAAATCTGGACGCACAGGTGTTAACCCGCAGACGCAGGGTCTGTCAGCAGACGTTCTGAAGAGCCACGTAACGCAGGGTGCTGTGCAGGGGGCTCTTACAAACGCCCAAGGTCGCCTAGAACTGATTGCGAGGGTATTCGCAGAGACCGGCGTTCGCAATATGTTCAAGTCGATCTACAACCTTGTTCAGCGTTACGAAGACCGTAAAAAGATGGTGCGTATCAACAACACCTATCAGGAAATTGACCCAGCAAGCTGGCGTGAAGACCTTGACGTAGATATTAAGGTTGGTATCGGCTACGGAGACCAAAACAACCGTATGGCTAATCTGGCAACATTCTCTCAGTTTATTGAGAAGGTGGCTACTCAGACAGAGGGCATTGTTTCTCCTGACAACATCTACAATCTTGTTCGACAGATTGGTAAGGAGATGGGCATCAATAACATCGATGCTCTGGTAACTCCTCCCCCGCCTCCGCGCAATGAGCCTAACATGCAGGAGCAAGCTGTCCAAGCACAGAGCCAAGCTCTTATCATGGAAGCTCAGGCTTCTCAGATGCAAGCAGAGGTTAAGGCCAAAGAGCTTGAACTGAAGGCGGCTAAACTTGAACTAGACCGTGTAGAAACGGAATACAACATTGCTATCAAGCAAGAAGAGTTGAAGCTCAAGGGTATTGAACTCGGCTTTGAAATGGCTTCAGGCGAAAACGTAAAGGCATAGGAAATTAAAATGGCATATCAAAACAACATCGCTTCTCGCATTATCTCCAGCGAGAATATCACATCAGGCGGTAGTTCAGCACAGAGCGGCTCTGCTCCCTTTGGAGCCACTATTGCTCGAATTGCAACTTCTGCCAATGTTAACATCGTCATTGGTCCAAACCCAACGGCCACGGCAGCAGGTACTCTGATTGAACCTGCAGATGCTGCGTACTTTGTCGTCAAGCCAGCTAGTTCAGTAGGCGGTTCTGACGGCGAAAAGATTGCGTCTATCGGCACGGCCACGGTCAATGTGACTTGGCTGGAGGGATAGTAAATGTCTCGCCAGCATCCACACGCGCATCGAATCAACTCCAGTGAACAAGTCGATGTTTCTTCGACTTCTGCACAGACAGGAACTTGTCCGTTTGGGTGCAACATAGCTCATATCACTGCTCACGGAACCACTGGTACACGACTGAACTTTTTTAAGGTAGGCAGTAACCCCACAGCCACTACAGACGGAACTTCCAGTTTTATTCACGAAGGTGACCACGACTATGTGATAGTTCGTCCAGATTCCTCTTTAGGTGCTGGAGATGGCGAAAAGATTGCAGCTATTTGTACATCTGGAACTTCTAAGATATTTATCGATTGGGTGGAGAGCTAAACAATGGCCTCAAATAAGAAAATTACAGAACTGGCCGAACTGACAGAAATTGATCTGTCGGACGACGACGTTCTGCCGATTGTCGATGTCAGCGCAGGCACCACGAACAAAGTTCGTAAGTCCACCTTAGCCTCTGCACTGGCCGGTGTAGCCTCCATGTCAGCCACGTCTCCCGTAGCGGTTAACCAGGCTACAGGAGCAGTTACGGTAAGCCTGGACACCGTTCCTATTACATCTGGCGGTACAGGCGCAGTTACGGCAGATGATGCTCGTAACAACCTTGGAGCAGCCCTTGACCCCACCGACACTCGCGGTGATTTGATTACTCGCGGTATCACAACATTGGACAAACTTGCCATAGGCTCGAACAACTATGTTCTGAAGTCCAACGGCACTGATCCAGTGTGGGGACAGGTAGATGGTGGAGAGGTTACGGGTACAGTAGCGGTAGTCAACGGCGGTACAGGTTCAACAACCTCCAGCGGAGCACTTACCAACCTAGGTGCTGCAGCTTCGGGTGCTAACACCGACATCACGTCTCTCGGCGGTCTTACCACCGACATTGCAGTAGCAGACGGCGGCACAGGTGCCAGCACAGCCAGTGCAGCGCGGTCGAACCTCGGCGCAGCCGCGTCTGGCGCTAATACCGATATCACCTCTCTCGGTGGCCTGACGACCGACATCGCCGTGGCAGACGGCGGTACGGGTGCGTCTGACGCAGCTACCGCCAGGACCAACCTTGGCCTAGCTATCGGCTCAGACGTGCAGGCTTACGACGCAGACAACGCTGTCACCGACGCTGCTCAAACGTTTACCGTCAGCCAGCGTGGCACGATCACGACTGACAACGACCTCTCGCTGGATTTATCCGTCACTAATAACTTCAAGTGTACACCCACCGGCACCGGCACCCTGACGTTCACAAATCACACGGCTGGGCAGTCGGGCAACATCCTGCTTGATAACTCTGGCGGTCACGCAATCAGCCTCGCGGCGACGACCAAGGGCGACGCGAACTTGGCCACAACGATCAGCACCGCTGGCACCTATTGGCTCTCATACTATAACGACGGCACGAACGCTTACGTCGTCACCAGCGCGGTGTTCGCTTAATGTCAATCATTCAGGGTACGTCTAAAGCGTCGGGCGGCGGATACGAGATTGATCAGTCGATCCGGTTTAATGACAATGATGCGGCGTACATGAGCCGCACATCAGTAACCCCGACCTCTACTACAATTTTTACGATTAGCCTTTGGTTCAAGCGTTCACTTTTGAGTAGCGGTTATCCCACCTTGATAAATGAATACAGCGGGAACAGCGACGCTGCATACTTGAACATGCGGCTTCAACCGGATGACACGATTAATGTAAGCGGTTACGCCACAAACTGGCGTACAACTACTCGCGTTTTTCGCGATCCTTCTGCGTGGTATCACTTTGTTCTGGCTGTAGATACAAATCAAGCGACTGCGGCAGACCGCATTAAATTGTACATCAACGGCGTTGAAGAAACGAGTTTTACCGCAAACAGCAATCCCGGCAGCGGCACCACATTAGGGTTTAACACAGGTGGTACACAAAACATTGCTCGAATAAATCCTGCGATTGGCGGTACAAACTATTTTGACGGCTACATGTCCGAATTTAATTTTATCGACGGCCAAGCACTAGCCCCCACTGACTTCGGTGAAACCAACGACGACGGTGTGTGGATTCCGAAAGCCTACGCAGGGACCTACGGCACCAACGGCTTCTACATCACTGGTGCTGACAGTGCCGATCTTGGCGCAGATTATTCAGGCAACAGCAACGACTTCACCTCGTCAGGGCTGACCGCTGATGATCAGCGTGGTGATACGCCGACGGCCAATCACGCAACATGGAACCCGCTGTTCTTCCGCCGCACAGGTTCGTACAAGCCGACTTTTGCAGACGGCAATCTTTACGTTGCCGGGCAGGGTAGTCAGGTTAGCCACACCGGGACAACGATTGCTAGTACCGGTAAACATTACGCAGAGTTTCTTGTAAACAACGGGTCATCAACAATTACCGGCCCCGGCGTTATTCGTACTTTGTGGGACGGAGGCTTGGCTCAAAGCTACGCGAGTAACTTCGGCGGCAGCTATTACGGGGATAACGGAGGACGCTATTATAACGCCACCGGCGACAGTCAAACTGCGCCGGGTAGCAATCGTGTCGGTATCGAAGTTGATTTTGCCAACGATGAAGTTGAATACTTTATTGTAACAAGCGGGGGTACAAGGACAAGCCAAGGCGGTAAACTTACGTCGTCTGACGGCATTGCTTTTGATGGCGAGGGTATTTTTACTGCTACGCTGCATAACACTGCTTCTCGTAATATCACGGCATATTTTCAAGAGGCTGATTGGTGGGGTGCGCCCAATGCGGGATACAAAGCCCTGTCCACCGCGAACCTCCCTGCGCCGACAATCGCTGACGGCTCTGCGTATTTTCAGGCAACTACCTATACCGGAGCGGGTTATCCAACTGAAGTCAACCAATCGGGCAACTCAACATTCCAGCCCGATTTTGTTTGGGTTAAACGACGCAATGCGGCAACACAGCATGACTTGTTTGATGCCGTTCGCGGCGTAAGTTCACAGCTTTACACCAGCCTGACTAACTCAGAAGGTACGGTAAGTAACGCTATATCTTTTGATGCGGATGGCTTTACTGCTGCGGCTGATCCTATAACAGGAGATACAGGCTCAAGTGGTAACACGTTTGTTGGTTGGCAATGGTTAGCCGGTAACGGCACTGCGTCAAACGAAGACGGCGATATCACGTCAACGGTGTCAGCCAATACCACGGCTGGGTTTAGTATTGTCGGTTACACAGGCAATACTACGAGTGGCGCAACTATTGGGCATGGTCTCAGCACAACGCCTAGCGTAGTAATTGTTAAAAACCGCACCACTGCGGGATACTCGTGGAAGACTTATCACGAGGCAGTTGGAGCGACTTATCACGGGTCACTAAATTCCAGTAATGCGTTTAGTACAGTAGGAGGCTCAACTATTTGGAATAACACCGCCCCAACATCTTCTGTGTTTACTGTTGGAAATTCAACTCAGGTAAATGGAAGCGCAAATAATTATGTTGCCTACGCCTTCGCAGAAGTCGAAGGCTTCAGCAAGTTCGGCAGCTACACCGGCAACGGTTCTGCCGACGGCCCCTTTGTCTGGTGCGGCGGATTCAGACCTGCTTGGGTCATGACTAAAAGGACCAATAGCACAGGTGCTTGGACTATTTTTGATAACCAACGCGAGGGTTACAACGTAGACAATGACGAGCTTGTGGCGAACACAACTGCTGCTGAAACCACAACAAATTACCTCGACCTACTCTCGAACGGTTTTAAGCTGCGCTCGACGGATGCGGACCTAAACGCGTCCGGCAGCACCTACATCTACATGGCTTTTGCCGAAAATCCCTTTGGAGGCGATGGCGTCGCCCCTGCCACGGCTCGATAGGAGAAGACAATGTGGAACTATAATGGTAAAGTAATTAAAGAAGGCCGGGCATGGACGGACGACAACGGCGTCCAGCATCCGTCCAACTGGGCTATCTGGTCTGAGGACGAGAAGGTTGCCCACGGTCTTGTCTGGGTAGACGCCCAGCCAAAGCCAGATGAACGCTTCTACTGGTTCTCACAGAACGCTGACGGCACGTACACGACTAACCCGAAGGCTCTGGAAGACACTAATGAAGTAGATAACAACGGTGATCCCATCATTGATCCCGACACAGGAACACAGATGGTCACGCCGGGTCTGAAGTCCAACTGGATTGCCCAGACTAAGCAGACACAGGGTAGCCTTTTGTCTCAGACTGACTGGGCGTATATTCGTAAGCAGGATACCGGTATCGAAGTTCCGGCTGACATTCAGCAGTACCGCAACGAGGTTCGTCTGGCGTCTGGTATAATCGAAGACCAGATCAGCCAGTGTGCCGATCTCGATGCTTTTAAGGCTTTGTTTGTTATTCCAACTGATGCAGATGGTAATGCAACCGGCAACGCGCCGATCTATAATTGGCCTGACCCGATCTGATGCGTAAGATACTTTCAGCTTTATTTGTATTTACTTTTGTGGTATACTATTCAAGTAAAGAAGTAAAAGCACAGGAAAATCCTTTAGTGTGTTTTACTCAAGAACAGGTTTTGGCTAATGCTACAAAAGCAGGACAACGCCTAATCTTTACTGGTATAAATCTTAACAATCAGCCGTTTGAGTTGTGGGCTTCTTCTGAAAGCTACGTACTTCTTATATTACTTCCAGATAGTACTAAATGTACCTCTACATCGCTTATGGGCTTTTCAATATCTAACAAAATAGGTAATCCAGCATGACTGTTGAATCGGCAACATTTATTAGCCAGCTTTCTGCAGCTAACCCAGCATCTAGCGACAACATTAGTGAAGGCGACGACCACCTTCGGCTGATTAAGTCTGTGCTACAGACGCAGTTTCCTAATATTGGCGCAGAGGCGATTAACCCTACTGTTTCACAGTTTAACAAACTTGGGTTTGAACCTGGCACAATTGTCATGTTTGCTTCCAACACTGCCCCTAATACACAGACAATTAGCGGTGTAGATGACTGGCTTTTGTGTGACGGTTCCAACTACAGCACAACAACGTATGCGACGTTGTACAGTATTATCGGCACCACCTTTGGAACATCTGGAGCTAACTTTAAAGTTCCTGACTACCGTACCTATTTGCCGGTAGGTGTCGGCGGAACGTTTGTTCTCGGCACGGCTCAAAGTGCAGTGGCCGCAACTGGGACCGATGTTATTAAGCTTCAGCCAATCAACTTCCTCATTAAGACGTAATACAATGGTTGTATACAGAGGCGAAAAATTCTCAGGGTACAACAAGCCAAAACGAACACCTGGTAAAAACAAAAAGTTTGCAGTTCTGGCAAAGCAGGGACCGACCGTTAAGTTAATTCGTTTTGGCGACCCAAATATGTCTATCAAAAAAGACCAGCCTAAAAGACGCAAGAGTTTCAGAGCGCGTCACAAGTGCGATACCAACCCTCCTAGCAAACTATCAGCTAGGTATTGGTCTTGTAAAAAATGGTAAACATCAACTAGGAGAAAACCATGAAAAGTTACGCAGGTGGTAGCCACGGTAAAGGAAACCGTCCGGTACAGTCAGGTATGGGCAATAAGCCTGTTGCCAAAGCTGGCGGTAACCGTTTCCCGGCTGGCAAAGGTAAATAGTATTGGACACTAAAGAAAAAGCTGCTCAAGCTTCTGTCATTCTAGGTAACGAAGCCTTTCAGGAAATGGTTAAGGGACTAGAAGAAAATTTGGTACTTGAGTGGAAAATATCTGACAATCCTGAACACAGAGAATTTTGTTGGTTGAAGTTGAACGCTCTTAGTTCAATTTTGGAAGACCTAGAAGCTTTCATACACAACGACAAAATCGAAAACAACTAACAATGAGGTAAAAATATGAGCGACGGTCAGACCAATCCGACTGAGTCGGAAGTCAACACGCCACAGCTTAATATGCTTGATGTCATGTTTGGAAGTGAAGAAAACACTAATCCAGAAGTAACATCATCTGAAGAAGTATCTGATTCAACTGTGGAGTACGTTGAGTACGAAGCAGTAGACGATGGCGAAGTAGAGTCATCAGAAGATGATAACGAGTACGACGTATACGAAGAAGAGGAAGTTGTAGAAACCTCACCTAGCTATACCGTAAAGGTAGATGGCGAAGAATTTGAGGTTACCCTTGACGAACTCCGAAACGGATACCAGCGTCAGGCGGACTATACCCGTAAGGCGCAGTCTCTAGCTGAACAGCGTAAAGCTTATGAAGCTAACCTAGAGGCAGTAAATCAGGAAAGGCAGCAGTACGGTCAGGTTCTGGAGAACATGGCTCAGTACCAAAACCTTGAACTTGCACAGTACCAAAATATCAACTGGCAGGAACTCAAAGAAAACGACCCCATGGAGTACATGGAAAAGCGTATTGAGTTTCAGGATGCTAAGGATAAAGTTGTTCAAATTCAAGCAGAACAACAGCGAGTTCATCAGCAGACCGAAGCAGAATTTACTCAGCGTTTGACCAATGTTGTCAAAACTGAGGCTGAGAAGCTTTCTCAAATTTTGCCAGAGTATGCTGGTCCCGATTCGACCCTTCGCAATGAACTGAGAAGTTACGCCCTAAATCAGGGTTTTTCTGAACAGGACATTGACGGAATTACCGATCACCGCGTAGTCCTCGTGTTGCATAAAGCAATGATGCAGGATAAAGCGACGAAAGGCTCCAGTCAGAAGGTTCGCAAATCTGTTCCCAAAGTTGTCAAGTCTGGAACTCCTGAGTCTAAGAAACAACGGAGCACCAAGGCAGCGCAGGTTAAACGAGAGAGGCTGGCTAAGACGGGGAATAAGCAGGACGCGACTAGCGTTTTTCTTGACTTAATCTCTTAAAATAGGAGGCCATTATGGCTCAGCCCACAGGTGTTTATGTAACCTACTCCGCAGCGGGTCTGCGGGAAGACCTCGAAAATGTGATTTACGATATCTCTCCGACCGACACTCCCTTCATGTCGATGGGTGGTCGTGCGGATGCGGTTGCTGTTAATCACGAATGGCAGACGGATGCACTTGCTGCAGCGTCGGCTAGTAACTTTAACGAAGAAGGTTCGACGCTTACCGCTGCTGAACCGACACCGACCACTCGCGTTGGCAACATCTGTCAGATCAGCCTGAAGACCACGCTGGTTTCCGGCACGCTTGACGCGGTGTCGAAAGCCGGTCGTAAGGAAGAACTGGCCTACCAGATGACCAAGCGCGCTTCTGAACTGAAGCGTGACATGGAAACCTCGCTGGTTGGTGTTAACCAGTCGAAGACGGCCATGTCGGCTGACACCACGGTTCGTAAGCTCGGTTCGCTTAGCTCGTGGGTGACCACCAATGCCAGCGTTGGCTCTGGTGGCACGGCTGCTGGTGCTGGCGGTAACGGTGCTGCTCGTACCGACGGTTCGCTCCGTACCTTCACTGAGTCGCTCCTGAAGGCTTCTATCCTTCTGGCGTATGACAACGGTGCCAACACCAAGTATCTGATGATGGCCCCGTCGCAGAAGCAGACCTTCTCCAGCTTTGTTGGTGTCGGCGGTTCTTCTGGCGTGTCCAACTTCAACGATGTTGCTGACCAGCGCATCATTGGCGGCATGGACATCTATGTCAGTGACTTCGGTGAAATGGCGGTTGTTCCTAACCGCTTCCAGCGTAGCCGTGACGTTTGGCTGCTCGACCCTGAGTACTATGGGGTTGCGTATCTGCGTCCGTTCTCGCAGCGTGAAGTCGCTTCCACGTCGGACGGCGAACAGCGTGCGATCATTGCTGAGTACACTCTTGTTGTTAACAACGAGAAAGCTCTCGGCGCGGTCTACGACGTTAACTAGTCTAATCGGGGAGGGAGCATTTAGCTCTCTCCCTACTTTAGAGGTTACCTATGTATAAAAATCCTATCCAAACTCAGTTTAACTATGACCACGATGGGGACAAGGTTGTCCTTAAAAATACGCAGGACGTTCAGCCTATCCTAGAGATGAACAAAAAGGAAATGGCTGGTGACTCTCCTTACGGGCCACAGAACAACCCTAACATGCGTAAAGTGGCTAGTATCCCCCTGGTCATTATTGAAAAGTGGAAGCGTGAGCTTGGCATCGACATCATGGACAAGAACGACATGCCAAAGATTAAGAAGCTTCTTAATGACCCTGAGTATCGTTGGCTTCGGACACATGAAAGCAAC